TGAGATACTAAACGACATGTATTGGTATGACCGTAAAATATTTGAGCTATGCGCTTCTGGCAAAAGTGTAGCATCATTAAGTAGGGAAACCAATATTAGTTACTACTCATTATATAACACATATACAAACGCAAAAAAATATATAAAAGAAAAATTATGAGTTTAATAAGAAATACAAAACAAGTAAGACAAACAATAGATTTTACTGGAATTAAAAGCGGTAAAATACACCCCACCGACATCGATGTAGTTTTAGAGTTTGATAATAAGGTTTTGATTTTAATGGAGGTTAAAAGAAAAGGTAATGTAATACCAATAGGACAAAGATTAGTTTTAGAAAGAATAGCTAATTCTTGGCATACTAATCAGGTTGTAGTTTTATATGTTACTCATAATTTTAAAAATGATAATAAAGACATTCCATTAAGCGAATGTAATGTAGATAGTATTTACATAAATAAAGAATGGAAAGAGGCTAAAGAAGAAATAAGCCTTATGAATACTTTAAGGGGTTTAAGTAAAAAATGGAATATTAAAAAATTTAAATTATGAGATTAGGGGACTTAGTTTACTATATAACTTACTACACTGGCATACATTGGTTGGTTAAAAAGATTTGGGGTGACAAATGCGGTTGCGATAAAAGGCGTGATAAGTGGAACGATATAAATTTAGACTTATGAGAATAGAAGATAGAGAAGCTTGGGAAGGCTTTAAAGCTGTGGTTACTACTAAAGTGCCGCAAAAAGAATATAAGCTGTTATGCACGTTGCACTCACGATACTATAATCATAAATACTATGAACCTTGTAGCTGCCGACCTAGTGAAATAAAAATGTGGATAGCTGATATCGACAGAATATATAATAAAATATGATTAAAGAAATACATAAGTGGGAAAAAGCAGTTGTTACTTTATTAAACCTAGACGGCTGGGACTTGAAACACTCAGGCGAAGGCAGTGAAAGCTGGGACGCTGTAGGTAAAACTCCAAAGGGTGAGGATTGCGTTATAGAAATGAAATTCAGAAACAAATACTACGACACTAAAATAATAGAGAAGTTTAAATACGATAAGCTAATAGGCACTAATAAGGTTGCACTGTATTTAGTAAACGACCCCAAAGGTAATTATATGTTTTGGCTAAACAACTTAAAAGAATTAGAAACTAAAAATATGTATTGCCCAGATACAACGTTATGGACTAAAAAGAAAGTATCTAAGCCTTGTTATTTGCTTAAAGAAAGCGACGCGGCTATAATAAACATAAACGAAAAAGATACCGAACTAGGTATTTGGGATAGTTATTTTAAGGTTAGGGAATAAAATACTTTGTTTATAATTTGTTTATAAGTATAATTATTTTTATATTGCGGTATATTAACTAAAACAAATATTATGAAAAAGACAAAAACAGGATTACACATTGACGTAAAAGGTAAACGTATTGAAGTTTATACTAAGAAAGAGTTAGAAAAACTAGAAGCAGAGGCCAATGAAAGATTAGATTTTGTTGTAGTAATTGCTTTAGCTATCTGTTTAATTGCTTTAGGGTTTATAATAGGTCTTTCAGTATAATGACTTTACTTCAGAAACAATCTTATAACCTTTGGTTTAATCACATTGCTGAAACAGTAATAAAATGGAGGGATAAAAAGCCAGCCAACAAAGAACTAAGGAATTTTATTAAAGGTATGAATGAGATAGGGCAGTACGTTAATCAATTAAATATAGAGAACGATGTACTGGTTAAACGAGTAGGAATGATTAGAGCTGATAAGAACAGCACTATAACAGAACTACAAGAACAAATAACAGTATTACAAAACAAACTAAAACAATACGAGATATGAGTTATTTTGACAGCTGGATAGACGAACCAGACGAGCTAACAGAATGCCGAACGTGTGGCACACAAACTAACGGAGATACTTATTGTTCAAGGTCTTGTTATAACTACGATACAGAATGATACTACTAGTAGATGCAGACAGTTTAATATTTGCTTCTTGTTATAAGAAACGAGATAAGCCAGAAGATGATAAATACTATCGTGATATAGAAGATGCACAAGCTAAGTTTGACGAGCAATTTATGAGCATTGTAAACAAGCTAGAGGATATGTATCCTATTGAAAGAGTAATAACATTTAGCGGTTCAAAGGGGAACTTTAGAAAGCTAATAACACCAGTATATAAAGCTAATAGAAAGAAGCAAGAGCTGCCACCTTTATTAGATGATATGCACCAATTCGTGAAAGATGAATACGATAGCGTTTGGGGTTATGGTATAGAGACTGACGATATGGTTGCTAGATACTGGAAAGCATTGTCAAACGAAGTAGGTAGAGATAATGTGATGATAGTAAGCATAGATAAGGATTACAAGCAGTTCCCTTGCCTTATGTATAACTACCACTACAAACATAAAGAGGTGTTAGATATAAGCGAAGACGAGGCTTTATTTAACTTCTACGAGCAAATGATAATTGGAGATACAGCAGACAATGTAAACTACTTTAAAGGTAAGGGTAAAAAATATGCAGAGAAATACTTAAAAGAATGTGATACCAAATACCAATATACTAGAAAGATGTTAGAGTTGTTTCAACAAGAGTATAAAGGCAAAGCACGTCAGAAGTATACTGAGTGTTATCACTTACTAAAATTAAGAACACAATAAAACAAAATGAGCAATTTTAACAGAAACGAAGTAAAGGCATATAACTTAGGTTATAGAGTAAATGAAAATGGAGAATTAATAGGATTAAAAGGTAAGCCAGTTGGTTCACATTCTGGAGGGTATTACAGAATAAAAATAAGAGAAAACGGAAAATTTATAAACTGCCTTTCACATAGGTTACAAGCCTATCAAAAATATGGTAACAAAATATATCAATCTGGTATTGTATGTAGACATTTAAACGGAGATAGCTTAGACAACTCAATAGATAATATAGAAATAGGAACTCAGTCAGATAATATGATGGATAGAAAACAAGCGGACAGAATAGCACACGCATCTCACGCATCATCATTTGCTAAAGTACATAACCATAATGATATAATATCATTCTATAATAAAGAAAAATCATACAGTAAAACTATGGATAAGTTTAACATTTCAAGCAAAGGAACTTTACACTATATAATAAATAAATAAAATGAGAGCAACCTATTTACATTACGAGAACGGCAAAGGCTATGACGTTATAGACTTTATAAAAGATTATCAGCTATCCTTTAACAAGGGGAATATAATTAAGTATATTTGCCGAAGCGGCAAGAAAGACGATGAGCTAAAAGACTTAGAGAAAGCAGCCGACTACTTAAGACGTGAGATAGAATACTTAAGAGAACAACAACAACAATGGATAGAAAACAACAAATAAAATACTACGAAGATATGGAACAAAAAGAACTAGAACATCAAGAAAATATAAGAGGCGTAAAAGATGAAACAAGTGAGCCAATAAACAATAGACACTTAAACTATTTAAAGAGCGTACTTATAAGTCAATTACTACTAGAGGCAAACGATGAGCTGCAAGGCAGTAAAGGCTTTAGACAAAACGTAAAGCACCAAGTTAATAAAACGTCAAAGATATTAGAAGCAGAATATCAACAAGGGTTTAACATCATATACAACAATAACCCTGAAATGTGTACTAATGTACTAAACAAAATAGATGGTTTAATACACAAGATTAAAACAGCTTCTATTGACGAGCTTGTAATGATTGACGCTTTAGTTGATAACTACTTTAAAAACAAAGACGAACTAAAAGAAACTCAAACCGCAGAATTTACTAAAATAAAATAAATGTATATAAATATAGAATTAAAACCAACAGAAAGAAAGGACTATTATAAATTCGTAATCAATGGCGTTAAGCTAGGAGAATGGGAACGAAGCCAACTAAGACACTTAATAGAAACAATAGATAACAAAATATAATGAAAATAGAAACAATAGCAGAAACGATAAAAGAATTAACAGACGTAAACATATTAGAACAAAGCAGGCGTAGAAGCGTTATAGAAATGCGAAGCGTAGCTAATAAATATCTTATAGATGTAATGGGCCTTAGGTGGACTGATATAGTAAGAGAATACTCAAAGAACAGCTTTAATACAACACACGCCAGTATTATACATAGCTATAACACTTACGACCAGCATAGCTTTTACAACTCAGACCTAAATTTAATATACGAAACATTACTAAACAGTAGTAAGATGAATATAATAAAACAAGTCAATAAAATGACACTAGAACAAATAGAAAAAGTAGAAGCTATACTACAAGACTAAAATAAATACAAAACGTTTATATATTAGTAGGATTGATTAAACAATCTTATTTCAATATGGATAAAAGAAAAAACAATGGCGGCGCTAGACAAGGAGCAGGCCGCCCACCTAAGGCTGACGAGATAAAACTAATAGAGCGCTTAGATGCTATAATAGACAAAGACGAAGCAGTGGGCAAACTAGGGGAGTTAGTTACTAAGGGCGATATAAGAGCTTTACAGCTATATTTAAGCTATCGTTATGGCAAACCTAAGGAAAGTATAGACCTTAACTCTAGTGAGGGCTTAAACATTAACTTTAAGGACTTAATTAAATTTGTTGATTAACCATTGATTGAAGTACATAAAAAGTATAAAGAAATACTA